ACCGCAATAATGACAGCTGGAGAATTTAGTGCAATTGTAGCAACTTCTAAAAGTAAAAAGACATTTTTAAAATCAGCATTTTTAGGTTCTTACATTGGTGGAGATAGTACGCTATTATTCCCAAACATTAAAAGCCATAGAGATAAGAATTACCAAATATTAGACTTTGACACCGAACAAGGAAAATATTACACACAAAGAACTTTTAGACGTGTTCAAGAAATGACAGGGGCAAACTACGATAATTACAGGGGTTATGCAACAAGGCACTTGAAAAGTTCAGAACGTTTACAATTAATAGACTATTGTTTAAAGAATCAACGTGTACTTTACAAAGAAAAAGTAAAGCTTGTTTCTATTGATGGAATCGCTGACCTTGTTGAAAATACAAATGATATTGTAATGAGTAAAGAAGCTTCTGATTATATCACAAAATGGACTTACGAATATGATATACACATAACAACTATTATACATAAAAACGGAGTAACAGGGAAGCCATTAGGACATTTAGGAACTTATGTTTTAAAGAAAGCGGAAACTGTTATTGATCTAGAAATACAAGAAGATTATAGTATTAAAGTTACAAACCCATATTCAAGAGGTTATAAGTTTGACGAATTTGTTTTTGACGTTAACAAAGATGCTTTGCCTTATTTAATTGAAGATGTATTTTAAAAAGTAATTTGTATACTTGTAACGTTTTGTATAAGGTTAAGCGATAGCGACCCGCAGGGTTAACTTTATACATTGTTATATTTTAGTGCGGGTTATTAAAAACAAAATTAAATATGGAAGATTATACTTGGAATACAACGGAAGCTATGGCTACAAATACAGACACTATGAATGACTTTATAGACAATCATATGGCAGAACATTGTGGAGCGGATTATGAAGTAGTACACGAAGATGGTACTTATGTAGAAATACAAAACGATAAACATACACTCTATGGAGTACACGCAAGTGGAAACGGAGACTTTTGTAGCCATAGAGTTAGATTTGAAGAACTAAAGTAGCATTAAATATAACTATTGGCTACCCGCTATAAAAGTATTACTTTAATTTGTTAAGCCCTTATAAATGGATGTAATAACATATAAATCAAAAAAAATATATCTCGACAACAGAACGCAATTTGGAACTCTTGGAGAAGCTTTTATGTGTAGAGGTGCTGAATTAATAACTACGCAGCCAGCTAAATGGATTAACAAGGTCGAAAAGCATTTAACTAAATGGACGTTCAGATATCTAGACAACTTAGAAAAGGGTTTTAAAATAACAACAGGTTATAATGATGAATTTATTTCAATAGATAAATTTTAATTTGTATATTTGTTTAAACTAAATTAAAAAATTATGAAAAAAATATTATTAATTATTGCAATAGCAGTATTATTTATAAGCTGCTCAAATGACGACAGTGGTCAAGGATGTAATTGTAATGCTTGGGTAAGGCAAGAAGGTCAAATAAGAACTGTTATCTTAGTCGATTTAGATTGTGAAACTAACCAACCAATTAATTTACCATTAGATTATGTTTTTCTTGGCTGTGATAACGATAATATTCCATAATGAAAAAAGGCTATAGTAAAATAGGACAAAACAAATGTAAAAAACAAGCTCTTGAAGATATTTCAAAAGAGGGTAGAAATTACGTTATTGAAGAGTTTAAAATACTAAAAGGCAAAGATGTTAAAGAGAATATAATATCAATTGATACAACAAAGTTATGAAAGTAAACTAAGTTTTAAAAAGATAATCAGTAATGGCTAAAAAGAAATATATAGAAACTCCTGATATACTTTGGCAACACTTTTTAGATTATAAAGAGTTTGTTAAGAAAAAACCTATTATAGTAAAAGATTGGGTTGGTAAAGATGCTACAGATGTATATAGAGAGAAAGAAAGACCTTTAACAATTGAAGGCTTTGAAAACTACTTAGAAGACAATGAAGTAATTAGTAATTTAAGTAACTATTTTGCTAATTCTAACGATGCTTATTCAGAATATTCAACTATCTGTTCACGTATTAAAAGGAATGTAAGGCAAGACCAGATAGAAGGAGGTATGGCAGGAATTTACAACCCAAGTATAACACAAAGGTTAAACGGACTTACAGACAAAAAAGAAACTGATATAAAAGTTAACGTTGGTAGTGTCCCTATATTTGGAGATAATCCATTAGATGCAAAAGAATAACTTTAAATACAAGCCAACAACGGCATTATATAAAATTAAAGCCCTCTTAATAAATATAAGTAGGGTTTTTGTCGTTCAAGGTGGGCAAGGTGCGGGTAAGACTATATCTATATTAATGCTTATTATTGACTTTGCAATGCGTAACGATGGTAAAAAGATAAGTATAGTTTCTGATGAGCTTTCTAAAATGAAGAGAACAGTTGTAAGAGATTTTCTTAACATAATGAAAGATTGGAATTTATATGAATTAGGCACTTGGAACAAAACAGAAAATATATTTACTTTTAGTAATGGTTCTTTTATTGAGTTCTTGGGTTTAGACATGCACGATGTAGGTAAGGGAATGAGAAGAGATTTAGTTTATTTTAACGAAGCTAATAAATTGAAATTAGAAGCGTATAGACAGGTTGCATCACGTTCAAAAATAAATATAATTGATTTCAATCCAGATAGTATGTTTTGGGGTCACGATTTAATAACAGATAATAATTTTATACAATTAACTTTTGAAGATAATGAGCATTTGCCTAAAGAAGAGGTTGAAAGTATTTTAGAGTATAAGACTAAAGGCTATGCAGAAGATGGAACTATTATAAATGATTATTGGGCTAATATTTGGCGTGTTTATGGACTTGGAGAAGTGGGAAGTGTAGAAGGACGTATTTACAATTGGAAACAAATTAATTATAACGAGTATTTACACATTAATTCAGAGGTTTATTATGGTGTAGATTGGGGCGCGGTGGACCCGTTTGCAGTTATTGAGGCTAAATATTACGATGGTAACTTATATGTTCATGAGATAAACTATGAAAGTGAAAATGAAATAAGGAGAAAATTAACCATAACACAACAAACACAGATAAATGGGTTAGAGAGTGACGGACTTGTAACGTATTTATTTCAAAAATGGGGTGTTCCTAAAAATAAAAACATTATAGCAGACAGTAATAGACCGAGTAAAATATTTACTTTAAGAAATGCTGGCTGGGAACGAATTATAGCGATTGGAGCAAAGTCTAGACTGTTAGACAGGATTAATATGTTACAGTCTATTAATATTTATTACACGTCAACAAGTGATAATATAGCTTTTGAACAAATGAATTATAGTTACGCAAAAGATAAGTTCGGGAATACGTTAGAAACACCTATTGATGCAAATAACCATACAATTGATGCAATTGCGTATATCGTTCAAGATTTATTTAATAATGGTGTAATTAAAATAATTTAAAAAAACGATTGTATTAAATAAAAAACATTATATTTGTAATTAATTAAAAAGGTTTAGTGTCGTGATGACAGAGAACAAAAAACATAAATTAAAGGTATAACCTTATCATTAACTTGGTAAGGATATACCTTTTTCTATTTTAAACTATGGCATTTAACTTTAATATCAGTTTTGGAAATAATAAACTACCTAACTATGTAGAGCGCAATAGTGATGGTTCTTTTTGGTACGGTATAAAAGACTTCTTTACAGGTAGTGATAGTGTAAAAGGTTTTAATTCTGTTCAAAAGAAAGTTGAAGCCGCGCTATATAATCCAGCTGTTTTAAAAGTATTATCTTATAGAGCTGATATTTATAGTCAAATAAAGTTTAATGAGTTTCAAAATGATACGTTAGTAAAGACTGACTTCTTATATTCTGAATTAAAAAGACCTAACCCAATGCAAACATGGGTGGACTTTCATTATGATGTTTCTTTTTGGCGGGATTTAGGAACTGCATACATTTACAAAGAACTTGACGTTTTATATTGCTTAAATCCTACTTTAATGGAGATAAAAGAAAGTCAGTTAAAAGAGTTAAACAAATTTAGGTTTTCAGAGAATAAGGTAAAGCAAGCGCGTAAAGGAGAATTTAAAGCAAAGTTTAATTCAGATGCTGAATGGCAAACTTTAAAACTAGAAAATCTTTACATCTTATCAGACCTTTCTACTTCTGTTAGTGGGAATTGGTTAGAAGGGAATAGTAGGTTAGACGCTCTTTACGATGTTGTTAAGAATAGCAAACTATCTTTAAAGGCTAAGAATAGAAGTTTATTTTATACTACTAAATTTAGCGTAAGCGGTCAACACGACGCTAAAGACCAATTTAGTAGACCAATTGGAGAAAAAGAACAAAATAGCATTACTGATGGATTACAAGGTAATAAAGAAATTTACGCTACTAAAGAAAAAATAGACGTTAAGCAATTAATTTCTAATTTATCTAATCTAAAATTAGATGACAGTTACATAGCTGATTTGTCTATTATAGGTAATATGTACGGATTAACTAAAGACGTTTTAGACGTTGTAATAAAAGGAAGTACACACGAGAATAAAGAGAAAGCTATTGGTGCTTTTATCGATTATTCAATGATGCCAAAAGTACAGCAACATTCAGACCTTTACGAGATAATCTTTGATAAGCAAGAGATAAGAGGTTCTTTTAAACATTTACCTTTTAATGCGGTATTTGAAGCGGAAAAGATTAATAATAATAAGATTGAATTAGAGAATTTAAAGCTAGCTGCTGAACTTGGTTTAGATACTACTTTAGTAACTAATAAATTAAAAGAGCTTTATGGATATTAAAGAAATAAATAAACAATTAGATAAAAAAGATATTTCTCCAGAGTTAAAAAAAGCATTAGAGAAACGAAAATATATTTTATTAAACGATAAAGAAGTTAAGAAATGATAGTATGTAAAGAATTTCCAGAAAGAGAGTTTAGTTCACAAGAAGAACTTTTTAAGGCATTAAAAGAAAATAAACCTTCTTTAATAGCTTTAAAAAAGTCTACTGAAAAAAGAGCTGATTCAATTAGTTATGTTAACTCAGAAGTGAAAGATGTAGTCGTTACTAACAAAGAAGAGAATGGAGGTAATACAGAAGTCGATAAACTTCAAGTAAAGGTAGTTATCAACACTACAAACTTTATTGATAGCCATAGCGATTTACATATTAATGGAATATGGAATAAGTCAGTAAGTGATAATTCAAATAAAGGCTTTTTGCATTTACAAGAACACGATAGAGATTTTGATAAAGTAATTAGTGATAATGCTAAAGGTTATGTAGAAAGCATCAGCTGGAAGTCTTTAGGATTGCCTTACAATGGAAAAACAGAAGCTTTAATATTTGATAGCATTATTGAAAAGAAACGTAATGAATTTATGTTTAAACAATATTCAAATGGATGGGTTAAAAATCATTCAGTGGGTATGCGCTATGTAAAAATAGATTTAGCTATTAATTCGGAGTCTGAATGGGATAAAGATGAAAAAGAGGTTTGGGATAAATATTATAATGTAATTGCCAATAAAGAAGTAGCTGATGAAAGAGGTTATTTTTGGGTAGTTAGTGAAGCAAAAATAATTGAAGGTAGTGCGGTTGTAATGGGTAGTAATTCAGCAACACCTACTATATCAGTAGAAAATAAAACAGAAGCCGATAATATCACTTCTGAAATTAAAGAAGAGCCGTCTATTGACACTCAAAAACGTAAAAGAAGTGTAATAATTTAAAATTTAACAAAATGAAATTTGTAAAAAAATCAACAGAGGAGTTAGAGAAAATGACTCCAGCGGAATTAGACCAGTACAAAAACGAATTGGAAGCGTCTAATAAAGCAGAATTAAAAGCTGAATTATCAGCAGAGAACAAAACAGAGCTTGAAAAAGCTACTAATGAATTAAAAGAATTTATGTCAACTGAAATCGGCAAACAATTGTTAGAGGTTACTTCTAAAGGTTCTGAAAAAGTAGAAACTTTAGCGGAACAAATCAAATCTAACAAAGATGAGATTAAAGCTATTATGAATGGCGATACTCGTAAAGAAGTTGTTTTAAAAGCAGATAC